CTCCTCCGTATTTATCGAAGAACCCTTGTTTCGGAGGCGGGGCGCCAGCTATTGCCGATACAGCATTATTGGAGGCATCCTGAGTCATCCCGTAAACATCAAGCCGACCTCTTCGTTCAGCCTCTTCGCGCATCAGTCTCTGGTTTGCCCGGAACTGATCGTCCGCAGACATCATGCTGGCAGCGTTAGTCTGAGCCGTTAGGGCTTGGCCCTGCGCAGTAAGAGCGTTTCTAAGGTTAGCGTCAGCCACCCCTATGTCCTGTCCCCTCGCGCTGGTGGCCATGCCGCCTGCTGCGCTTAGGGCATTCAGGCCAATATCTGCCTGTCTTCCGTACAAGTCTCCTGCAGTGGAGATACCTCTTAGGCGGAAGTCCTCTCCTGCACCGAAGATGTCGGAAGCGGCCGTTGCTCGGCCTATCTCTTCCTGGCCTCGTTGCCCCAGTATCCCTGCAGAGGTGTTCAGGGCGTTTAGTGCTTGGCCTTGGCCTTGGCCGTAGATGCCCGCTGCGGTCTGGACACCACTAAGATCTTGTGTGCCACCTTCACTAATCATCCTTGCGGCAGCTTCTCGCTCCCCAAGCCTGGTCTCTCTCCCTCTCCCATAAATATCAGAGGCCCCCTGGATGGCAGCCATCTCGCGCTGTCGTTGGTCTATCTGCTCCATCATCCGAATCCGGGAAGCATCCCTAGCAGATGCCTGGAGAGCAGTGCCGGCACCCTGGGCCGATAGCCTGGCTGCCATAGCGGGGTTAAGCCCCTCGGACGAAGCAGCCATTGCTCTTTGTGCAGAGATGGCAGCATCTGTGCCTTCTTGAAGCTGAAGCTGAGCAAGGCTAGGGTCTATCCTGGAGCCAGAGTCCATAAGACGCTGGGAAAACTCATCAAACCTTCCGCCTTGTCCGGGGGCTGTCTGGCCAGCAAGAGCTCTTAGGTCTTGCCCGGCTCCGGCCTGCAGCGCGTTCTGAGAAAATGAATCAAACCCAGCTGTATCGGAAAGGCCTCTGGCCTGAGTGGCGAGTCCTGTGTATTCTGCCCCGGACCCGGGACCTGCCAACCCTCCGGCAAGTCCGGATAGTTGGCCCCCTATGCCGCTAGAGGTAGCGTCCTGAGCTAGTCCAGAAAGCTCGTCTCCTGCTCCTATCTGGCCCATTTGGCCCATGATATCTAGCTGACTCTGCCTAATGGCCGGGTCCAGGCTTAGCTCGCCTATATTACCTGCCTCTAAAGCCCGCTGGTTCAGGTCAGAGATAAATCCTGTCCCTGTCTTACCTAGGCCAAATGCACGAGGGTCAACCTGACCAATTTGTCTGTCTGCAGGGTTGAATGACCATGGATCAGCCGCTAAGGCCCGGTTCCGAATATCAGTGGCCCGGTCAGTAGCCTCAATGCCAGTTTCGGCAGCATTCTTAATAAATCTTTTTCTGCTCTCTTTTGCCATGATTTACCTCTTCAGCGCTGGGGATAACTTGCCAAGACCTCTCTTAGGCCTCACTCGAAGTTGCATATGCGATAGCTTATACGATTGCTCTGTCCCGTTTAGCTCCGTGTCTTCTATCCTAAATCTGATAGACTGGCACTTCTGCCTACTTGGCTTGAATTGGAACTGATGGGGAGTCACCCCTGCTTTAACATCTAACGTTCTTACCTGCGTGCCTACCTCATTATAGTCATGGTATATCGTAACTTTGAACCTGTGCTTAGTTATAGAGTCACCGATTAAGGATATGTCTCTAATCCTCTGCCACCCCTGTATGTCCGTAGCCTTGACCCATGGAGTGTCAATAACAAGGCTGTACGACCCAGACTCATCACAATAGATGTCGCTTCTCGTAAGCACCTTACCCTCAGGGGTGAGTATGGTCACATTGTCTTGCCACATAACGGCAGATGCCGTGTTCAGGTCAAACGTGCTCCATTGGTCAAAGAAGTAGTTATAGACGGCCGTCTGTCCCTTCCTATCAAAAAATAACACCTCGTCGTCAGTCTGCGACCACAGGATGGAGTGGACATCTTCGCCCAATACCCCCTGAACAGGGGACCCTATGAACAAATTGGAGAGGGAGCGGTCTAATAACTCCACGCCCCTGGAGGAAATATAGAATGTCCCCTTACTCGCTGTGGCCAATGGCTTTCCAGGAAGAGCCCCCGTAGAGGAGATTATGTCTCTTGGTTTTGTAAAGGCACCGATCCCCAGAGTGTTAGGGCCGTCTCCGTCAAAGTACTGAATACCCCTTTCGCTGAAAACCACTACCTTGCCATCTTGGGTGGCGATATTGGTCAAGCCCCCCCTGTTTTTGTTGGGAGCTATGAAAAGAGTATCGGAAAACTCTGCCCCAAGGCTACTTACTTCCTTGTTCGTAAAGAACACGTTGCCGTCCGAGGCGGCCATGAACAAGCGGTCTCTCCTCACGGTAACGGCAGCCGACGGCGGGGGAGCGCTATTGGAGAGCACTCCCCCATCGGTGTAAACGATCCGTGTATCGGTCTGGATTGCTGCGCTTATTGTGGTTGTGTCGTCCCCACTGTCTCCCTGATTCTGAGCAGACACTGCCTGTAGGTAATGAGTAGTCCCAGCGGCCTCCGTGGCATATATCTCAATAAAATAGCCCTGTTTATGGGTGAAGTTTACCCTGGGAACATCCGCTACGATGGTTTGTGCTGATCCTCCGCCGCTAAGAGTGATTGATACAGGGGTAGAGACACCAGAAACATACCTCCTGGTGCCTGAATCGTAGTAAGAATACAAAACAACTACGCTGTAAGTCCCGTCAGACAAGGCCCCTCCAGAAGCCGCAGTAGTTAGGTCAATATTCTCTGGGTAGTTTAGAAATCCAAGTTCAGTTAACCTGGTCCCGTCATAGTGGAGAGCAACAGGCCCAGCGAAGACAGTGGCTTCAGCGAAGAAAGCATAGCTAGGCGCCTTGCCATTGAAGTCGAACTCTACCGCTCTTGAAGAGTTAATCTCGTCAGTCGTGGTCTCGAGAGTTGCCTCGATAGTGGGGAGGCTAAAGAAGAATTTGCTTGGTATTTTACTAAGCCCATCTACCTGAGTAACGCTAGACAATATTTGGTATTCTGTAGCCGACTCATCATAAACAGTCTGAGTAGGCCCTACCCCAACCGCGAACCTTGCAACCGGAGCGTGCTGCGCTTCAGTTACAATATAGTACGCAGCCTGCTCATCACTGAGGTTCCTGACCGTAACATATGTCTTGTTAAGGTATGAGAACGGCTTGGAGGCAATTATGGCGCCAGTCCAAAGCTCATGGTCTTCTTGGGTATAAGACCCCGTGGTCCCAACTGAAGTGAATTCGGTTACAGAGTCTTTTATGGGGGATCCGGCAACAGAGCTTACGAACATGAAGCAGTCATCTTCCCCGGACCTAGATTTATCGGCCGGGCTGTAGCAACCACCTGAGTGAATCATGGTCCCTGATATAGTTATCCCTGTGGACGAAGACGCGGAGCTTAAAGTTCCATCAACATTTCTCGTGTATATCTCAGATGTAGTGCTTCCGTAGACCATGGCTGACACCACAGCCACGTCTGGGTGGTAAGCAACGGCAACAGACGCCTCTGTGCCAATAGACATAGCAGTGGCCGAAGAGGTTATAAGGGTGCCTGTCTCGTCAAACTGGGCAAAGTACAGGTCATTGGTAGAGTCGATATAGGCCGCAATCGGGTTCATCCTCTTTGTCTTACCGTCAACAGTCACCACTGTGTTGGTGTGGACGTCCCATATCCCTGTTAGGGGGGAAATGGTTTGCGCGACCTCGGTCTCTAGTACCGATGGGGTGGTCCCCTTTATTTCTGTTGTGTACAGAAGCCTAAGAATAAGGAACTCTCTCTCGTATACGAGCAGAAACCCGTCATTATGGGGAATGACTCTGGTTCTAACCAGCCCGGTTTCCGCCCCCGACACAGTCTCGGAGATCATATGATAGGCACCAGTAACCGAATCCCTTACGGTTACCCGGATAGACCCGGCTAAGGTTCCCCACAGGTAGCACTCCAGGCCATTATTGTAGGCGCCATCAAGGCCAATCCTTCTGCTGGAGGCCGTAGAGGATAACGAGGCAGTAACCGGGCGCTCAGAAATAGAGCTAGTTATTAAAGGAGCCTCATAATACTCAGAGCCAATGGTCCAATCTCCTGATGTTTCTCCTTTTGAAAAGAAGTTCCCATTGTCTTGGGCAATAAGCTCATCTTCATGAGCAGCTAAGACTGTAGGGGAGCCTAGGTCAGCAGGCGTAGTTTGGGATACAGAGGTTCCGAGTGATCTAAACCCCTTCCTTTTCTCAATTATGCCTCCCTTGCGGAATACTCCGTTCTTTAGACCAAGGAGTTTCCCCGAAGACATCTGCTTGGGGTCAGTCTTCGCATCTATGCCTTGGGCGAAGGGAAGGGATACATTTGCGTCTTCCATGGGCATCAATATACCACTACGCTTAGGGTTCTATCACAGTCTGAGTGAAGGCTAAGGAACTTCGTGTCGTCTGAGCTTGGCTCTTCGTGGATGTCGGTAAGAAGGTCCGCGCCAAACCAAGTAAACCGACCACTTTGGACCGTGTGGGGGCCAGCATTAAAAAATATCTTTACCTCAGAGGTCTCATCCTTAACCAAGTAAGTAGTCCCAGAGACAACACTCGCGCCGTCTGCGGCGGCCCCCATAGTCACAAGCGACCCCTCTATGTTGTCTGCGGTTGAATTAACTATATAGGCCTGGAAGTGCTCCCCGTCTGCGAGAGATGCCACACGAACAGTGGCGGCAAGGGAATATAAGCCACTTAAGGGGGCGGTGAACTTAAACGTAGAGTCGCTGTAAACAGAATAGTATTCGTATGCTACAGTATCAAACTCAACAACGTCATTCGACGCAACACTGGTCTGATCGGAAGCCAGAGATACTTTAAACTTAACGCCGGCATGCTCATCTCTAGCGACCCACCACCCTCTGATACCTCTCCCTAGCTTATGCTCAATAGTGTTGAGCCCAGTAGTGACGGCTATATCCTCTAAGAGGCTGCCGTCGAGGTGGGGCTGCCGGACAAGCTGGTCCGCAAAGTCCTCCACTCTATCCTGGAGTGGCTCTAGTTCCGCTAGGTCAGACGCGTGCCTTTCATAGTCTACAAGGGTCACAACTGCCCCTTATACGGTTCCCAGTATAACAACTACGCACTCACAATCGGCAGTGTCCGCATCGATAGAAAGGTCATTTGCAATAGTTATAGTAGACCCCAAAGAAGCCGTCTTCCCAGCTTTGATCCTTGTTATGTTGTCATTAGCTCCGTTAGCGGTGTTACGGTAAGTAACGTCCACAAAGTTTGTGCCGTCTCTGTTATGTATGATCACATCCTCCACAACACCGTATGGGGCCAGGTCTACAACGGTTGCCGACGTAGAAGATAAGACCTCTAGGTAATGGTACCTGGTGGGCTCAGTTGTATCGGTGAGAGTTGTCTCAACCAATGGGTCTGAGTAATCAGAGGCCCTTGAGACCTCTATGTGAGTTCGTACTCTTGTGTACTTAGTACTGCTTGACGCCATAACCTACCTCCAAAATTCTCTAGAATACCTGGTATCGACAACCCTTTTGGGACTGCCTGCGTTCTGTGTCGCCGAAGCTTCAATCTTTCTCTGCAAACCCTGCTGCTCGGCCATTGCCAGCTGTACTGACTCTAGGCTTTCTTCTTTTTGAAGCGCCCTGATAGCCGCATAGAGGACAATGTAGCGCTCCCAACCGACCTCATAGCTAGGGTCGATGGTGCTTTCATCGTTAATAAGAGTTTTGGCTGACGGGACATACCAAAGGGTAATTGTGCCTCCAGCAGATATTGGTGTCGGTATAAGCCTGAGATTGCTACCGACAACTTGGTACATGTACCGAGTCCCTGTGGACCTAACCCCTTCATATATATGCAACCTGTTTCTTTCCTGGAACATGAAGGGCTCTAGGGTATAAGACCTGCCAGAGCTAACTACGTCCACTCCTCGAATTCGCATGAAATTAGATGGCAACTCATATGCCTCTTGATCTGAAACTAAAGTTATAGTTTCACTACACACCTGGTAGTCATCATACTTATTGGCAATGAGCTCATGAAGCTCGGCAAGCCCCTCGTTTATGTAATCGTTCCACTCCGCATCTCCGACAAACTCACTGTTTGTCATGTCGGCACGGTTTTTGGCCCGAGTCCTAATAGTTAAACGAGAGACTGCCATGCTACTCAGTCATCCTCTTTGCAAAGAGCCATAAACTCTTTTAGCGAGGATGCTAGTTCCTTACTGTCCCCTGACTTGGAAGCGGACAGGATGTTACCTGCCGCAGCCTCCAAGTCATCTCTTGCTGAACCATTGCCGCTACCGTCTGGCTGCTTAGCCCCAACGATAGCTTTGGCAATTTGTTTAGCATCTGGGATCATGTTGATGCCGCACCAACTGCAGTGTTCTTGAAGAAACACATGAAGCTAACTCGGTTATCCACATCATCGGCAAGGTCTGTTGCAGCCGTAGTACCTGCAGATTCCTGCATGATAGTACATGCCAACGTTTTCGAAGCGGCAACATAGTCACCACCTTGAACATAGGTTGGGGCGCCGGCAGCTTCGCGGGCACTAAAAAAGCATCCCTGCATGTCCTGCCAGACATCATCAAAGGTTATAAGGTAGTCACCGACTCCTGTGCGAGCAACAGAAAATCCTGCATGACTCTGCGGAGAAGTGTCTGCTGCAACCACGGCGCCGGTCCCCTGGGGCCGGAACGAGCCACAAACAAGCACCCTTTCAGGACCAAGGTTGTGAACCTCAAAAGTGTTAACGTTCGCCATTTATTGTCTCCCATTAATAGGGAGGGCCCCGGAGCTATCCGAGACCCAACCTATCAACACTTAGAAAGTAGCAGCATCCAATGACACTCTGCCGTTTGCACGAGGCTCATTAGAAGATAGATTAAAGTAAGCGCCAACTCTGATTTCCGCAGCGTCGCTTGCAGCGAGTCGCAGGAATTCTTGGTCAGTGCCAATGTCCATAATATGAGGAGCCATATCCACAGAGTAGACAATCCAAGAGCTCTTCTTGAGGACATAAGCTACCTGGCTCGGACAGTTGTGGTCAGGGTAGACCTCAATAGGACCTGATGGTCCCCAAATCCGAACACCGGAGAAGAACACATTGGCAGTTACTCCCTGCTCAACGTACTCAACTTTACCCCCCAGGGTCTGCATGAGCTCAAAGTATTGAACTGGATTCAAGAATGCGCAGTCAGGCTTTCCGCCCTCTCTACAAATCTTTGAAGAAAGCTTCAAAAGAGCAATCTCAACACCAAGTCCTGTTCCTGTGATTCTGCTTCCGCCTAGACGGTCAGAGTCAGTAGTACGATCAACACCGAAGAACGCTGTTGATGTAACTGTTGCAGGAATCCAGCCCGCAAGGCCCGAAGCCGTTGCTGACTCATCACCATCCCGGAAGAGGTAATCAGCTGCGGCCCAGTTAGTAGCACCACCGCTGTTGTCATAAGCCGTGGTAATAGTACCAAGGCTTCTGTCAATTCCAGCTACCACTGCTTCTGCGGGAGTTGCCCGGGGAGAAGCACCAGTCTCTGTGTCATCAGCAACAATGGTCATATTCAACTCAAAGTTACTGATGTCGTTGATGTCAGACAGAGTGATAACCATTGGGTTAGCCACTGTTAGCGACCCAATCTGCGCCTGATGGCCGTGGCCATCTTGGTACATCTGCTTTGCGATGGAGCGAACAGAGTTATTGAAAGCCTTATCGACTTCAATCTCTGCAGCTTCTGCAAAGGCAGCTGGGTCACCGCGAGATGCAAGCATCGTTTCGCGCTGGATGTGGGCCAAACTGTAGTCGCTGACACGGGTTA